AATGTTCAGTTGTTCCCATCGTGTTTTAAGGTATGCAGCAAGTTCTTTGCTTATATTTTCATCGTGTTCTTTGATAATTTGAAAATCTTTATTATGATCTTGTTGTATTTTTTTGATTTGCCAGCGTGCAGAAGCTAATTTAATTTTATTGTCTATGATTTCTTTAAGTTGTTGCGGTGTAGTAGGCGCAGTGTTTTGCTCGTCGCGCACAGCAGCATCGTGAGCTGCTTCTGGATCAGGTTTCTTTTGCTGTGGTTTTGGTTTAGGCGTAGCTGGTTTTTCATCTGCTGCATTACCATCATCGTCTGCCTCTTCATCAGGCTCGATGCCAGCAAGCCCTAGCAAGC